CAACAGGATTATTATCGTCATCAATATGTCTCTTAGCTAAGTGATAATCAGAGATTGATATTTCAATATCAACATGATCTTTTTCTTTACTATGATCAACAGGAGAAACTGTAATTGTTTTTGGTTTGTAGTTTTCTAAAAACTTTGAAAAGTCTTCAGGGTTGTAATCTTTTGGTCCTTTGCGTTTAGAAAAAACTGAAGATGTAAACTTACCATTTGGTAAAAGCTTTGACCAGTAGTTTGTAATTACATAATTGTTTAAATCTATCTTATGTAAGCTTGCAAGCTGTTTATCGTTCTTTGGTTCATAGTCGCAAACCACTGTGCTTTCTAATGTTCCCTTCTCAGCATCAACTTTAATTGTCTTAGTTGAGATTGTTTGAGGTTTTGCTTTAGTACTTAGTTGTTGAAGAAGTTGATCTACTTCAAATACAGAAATTCCTAAAGACTTTGCATAGTAACTCTTGCTTTTTTTCCAGCGAAGCATATCCTTCAACTGATTCAGTAATTGTTGATTGTCAAGCATATACGTTCTAATTTAATTAAAAATATGGTAAAGATAAAAAATAGTTTTTATAATATGCAAATATTTTTAATTATGCAAGAAATTCTTTATAATTAAAAAAGTTATTAAACAAAAACTCCCCAAGGAAAACCTTGAGGAGAAGTCTTGTAAAACCAACAAAACAAGACTTTTTGTATTTCTTATGCTGTACAATCTACATATATACTTTTAGCTTTCAGAGTTCCTAATGAATCTCTAATAACCATCCAATACGTTCCTGGTGTAGATCCTATTCCTATTGCAAAGGATCCTGATGGTGGTCCAACCCAAGACGTATTAGCTAATGCAGCTGCCTCACTTGTAAAATAATTAGTTCCTGATTCATAAGGTCCTGTTCCTCCAGTGTAAGAACTCATGCTAAGTGTTATATCTATTCCAGCACAACTAGATGTTAATACAAAATCAAGAGGGGCTAATGTGGTTGTAGTAGTTGTTGTAGTACAATCAGTAGTTATACTATTAACAGCAATGTTTCCTGCTGAATCTATGATTGCTACCCAAAACGTATTATTAGGTTCTGCAACAGCATAAGAAAATAATTCACTTGGAAATAGTGTCCAGCTTGTATTTGCAAGAGCAGAAGCTTCATCATAGAAGTATGAATTTGCTGGATAGTAATCTGGTAAACCACCAGTAATTCCATCTATTGTAAGAATAAGCACTGTTTCACCATCACATTCGTAACTTAATAAAAATTCTAATGGTAATGTTGTAGTGGTTGTAGTAGTTACAGGATATAATTCTAAATCAATGTAATTGGTACACAAAAAATTACTAGACATAACTCTAATGATTGTTGTTGGATCAGGAACTAATGATGAAGAATATCCTGCTAATAAATCTACTTTAGCAACCCCTGTTTCAAATGCTGATAAAAATCCATCTACATCTGAGTATAGATTGAATGGACCTGAGTCAGATCCTGCTGTTGTTAATGTTATTAATACTGTCATATTATTATTGGTTTAAATTAATCTTTTACTAATCGAACAGACATTCCATGAGCAAATCCTCCACCTGCCCCATAAGAAACACCAGTATTAGCGTAACTGAATAGAAAATAATAAGAAAATGGAGGAGTTGCTAATGTGCTTGTCCAGAATAGTCCATATAGGGTAATTTCAGTAAATCCTCCAGCTGGAAAACGACTACCACCTGGAAGTGCTGTAAAACCAACTTCATTAGTTGCTCCTACATTAGGACTTGCCCAATGAGTTGTTCCAATTTCTTTTAATTTACCTCCTGCAACTATTGATCCACCTAGACATTCATCTGTTAAATCATAAAACTCAGTATAACTTGGTATGTGGTATCCAACAGGAGCTAATCCTCTAGGGTCATTCACAGCATACCAATTATATAATTTACCATAAATAACTCCAGTGGCTGGATCATTATTATAATAACACCATGCACCTGTTGTGAGTGCAGCCCAAGCAACAGGATCAGTAACTTGTGGGATAGGATCACCATTTCTATATGTAGTTACATCCAAATTTCTAGTTGTCCAACGATTTCCACAAATCAATACTGTTGGTAAATATTCTGTAGTAGTTGTAGTTGTGGTGGTACTTGTTGTACTTGTTGATGTAGTAGTAGTTGTAGTTTGTAAAGAAACATCTACACAACTTGGTTGTTGTGAAGCTCCTGAGATAAACTGAAATGCATTATCAACTGTGGTTACTGTATATGGATAAGTTAAATTAACTTCACGAATTAATCCTCCTCCTGTAAATATGTACAGATTTCCAGCGTTTTCAAATAAACCAACAGATAAACTAAAGGATGGAAGACTCACTGTAATATCTAAGTTACCACTGAACAAATTATATTGACGCAACTGATCAATTGGACCATTTTTAGTAGTAACCATTAAGTTTGGTGCACTATATAAAATGTCACCAGACACTGCTGTTCCTGCAGGAAGCAAGGATACAATATCTGTTGCAACAGCTGTTGAACCTGTTATATCTAATCTTATTATCTTTTCTGGAGTTACTCCTCCTGGATATGTATTTGAAGCAAATAATAAAGTGTTTGATATTGCAGATAGTCCCTGTCCTAACACAACTCCTGGTGGCAAACTAATTGTTCTATTAAGAACAGCTGTCCAAGGAGATAGTGTAATATTATACTCATATATAAGAGTTGAAGTATACAACCACATTTTTGTTGCAGTGTTTGCAATATCATTTCCTCCTGGAGCATAACTTCCCAAGAAAATAGTTGTATTAAAGTCTGCATTATATCCATAAACATTTTCACCATAATTAATTAATACAGTACAAGGTTCTAAATAGTTGGCAGCTGTGGTAGTAGTGGTTGTCGTTGGAGGTGCTGTAGTTGTAGTAGTAGTTGACGATGAAGTTGTAGTAGTTGTAGAACTAGTAGATGTTGTAGTTGTAGTACAACAAATACTTAATGTATCTATTATACTACAAAGACTTTCATCTATTTTCACAAGAGCTGTAGTGAGATCTTCTGATGTTTGGATATTTGTACATAATAAATCTAGTCCAATGTATGTTACTAAATCAGATTTAGTAATTTGTGTTGAACAAGAATCAGTATTTATACAATTGAGAATACTCATAAGTTTAGCTTTAAAATATTAACAAGTAAAGTCACCAGCAATAACTCCACTATTAAGAATAGCAAAAGAAATACCACTTCCAGATTCTTGATACCATCTTGTACCTCCTGGGAAAGGGATAGTTAATGCCATGTCTGTATACAAAGTAGATCCTAAATTAAGTGTAGCATCATCTGAATATGCACTTATTGGGAAAGTTATTTCAGCACATGCTAATGCTGCTGAAATATAGGCGTTAGTTAAAAAATATTTAAAACTTGTAGGAACACGCGTTGTTGTAGTAGATGTTGTAGATGAAGTAGTTGTTGTTGAATCACATGGTCCAAGATAATCTTTTATATATGCATTATCTAAAAGTAATGTATTAGGAATAATACATCCTGTAGGAACAGTAACACCACTAGGGGCAATCTCACCAACTGGATTACCTAAACAATCAATTGCATCCCAAGATCCTACAGGAGAAAGTCCTTGTATCTCAAATGCTTCACAACTAACTTCTTCACAAGGTGCATCAGAAGCAACTATTATATTTGTACTAAGTAATAATGAACCTTCTGTAATACATCCAGTATCAACTGTTCCAGGATATGGAATAATTCCACCTACAGTGACTCCTGTATTACAAGCAAATCCTTCCCAAGCACCTTCGCCAACACCTATAGTTTGTAATATGTAAGATGCGCACCCTAATGGAGTTGCTGTGGTAGTAGTTGTCGTTGTTGGACACACTTCAGCAATACAAGCTCCCCCAGTTGTTACTATTACTAACTCACTGTCTGCTATACCATCACTTCCACAAAATTGTAATACCTCAGATGCAGAAATTGTAGTTTCAACAAAGTCTCCAAGACAATCATTATATTCAATAGTGTGGTCTATTATAGAACCATCTGTATTAGTAAATGTAATACAGTTACAAGCTATTGTTGTGGTAGTTGTAGTGGTAGGTTGACACATTGTATCATTTGTACAAGCAACAGTTCCTCCAGTTATAGAAATACCTCCACCTGCTCCACAAGAACTTGCAATAGAATCTTCGTCAGCACAAATGTTTATTGTACCATCTGTAAGGTTTTGTGATTGAGGATTACCATTTGCATCAGTCCAATAAACAGTACATCTATTTACAGCTGTAACTTCATAACAAAATGGATTTACTGGAACAGCAGTTGTAGTGGTTGTTGTAATATTTGAACAACAATCTTGTGTATCTATAACATTAATTGAACCAATTTCTATAATTGGATAGTTGTTATCAACACAAGCAAATTGTACAGTGCTAGATGCAGTGTCTGTAATTGGCTCTAATGTGTCGCATTCTACATATGTAATTGTACCAGGATTAAATCTTGGTCCAACATATCCATATGTAGTACAAGGACATATTGTTGTTGTAGAAGTGGTGGTTGTACAACATACATTTAATGTATCAAGTATATCACAAACCACTTCATCAATTTTCTGAAGAGCAATAGTAAGAGTATCACAAGGTTCAATCCCTGTACAAACCAAAGGAGGTCCTACGTATCTTACATTGTCTGATCCAACATCTGTTGTTGATTCATTAGAACTCTCACAAGAGTCACACCCACATGGGTTTTGAGGTAAATATGGCCACATAATTAAGTTGGTATATACATTATATAATAACAAGGATAAACTGGTTGGATATTTGAATGAGGTAGATTACCACCTGTGTAAGCATTGTTGATGTATGTAGTTATTGTTAAATTAGCATATCCAGTATCTGTATTATATTTTCCATCAAATTGAAAGTTACTAGGAATAGCGCGAGCATAATTTAATCCATAAGGTCCATTAAACGTAACCACACCTCCTGCTAAACCATGACCATGTGGTGTTTGACTCCAGTCTGTAAAAACAGTATTATTATGTGTATGACTAGGTAATTGAAATTCATTAAGTGTTATAAAATTAACACCATGACTATTATCATTTATTACATAATTAGGATTGAATAATGGATTTACTGCAGGATCTACTTGTGGATCTAATGTTCCACCACCCATATCTGTTATTGCACAAACAGCAACTCTACCTCGTTTATCAGGAGTGTTATTGTTTCCATTGCATAAATTAACATCTTTCCATAATCCAATACCTCCACCATTAGCATCAAACTTGCCAATTAAATCACCATAGAACTCTAATGCTACAAATGGAATCATTTTTGCATTTACTAAATCGCTTGTACTAGCATTAAGATACGCAGCAATATAGTTATTGATTTGATCAATTCTAATATAATTTGTAGAAACATCTAAAGATAATGTAGCAAGATCAACTTGTACTTGGCAAAGTGTATTTATAACAGCTTGCAGTATATCATGTGTTCCAGCACTAGCACTAACTTCTTCTATACAACCAACTTCGTAATCAGCTTCAATTGTTGCAACATCTGCAACAACATCATTGATTTGAATTTGTAAATCACATACAGCTTTGATAATTGCTGTTAGTATATCATTTAAGTTAAAGCCATTACATTCTACACATGTAGGAATATATTGCCTAACAACATCACATATTATATCTGGATCAATAATAGGTTTTATACCTGATCCATCAAGAAAAGGTGTAACAAATGAAATTATTGCATTCTCAACAGTGGCAAGAGTGTCACCATGTTGAATACCTAATAGAGGTACATCGACCCCTGTATATTTAACGCATTGATCAGAAACAATCTCAGCGCAACCATTATAACAATTTGTGCAAGACATATTAATAAAATTAAGGTATATATATTATATAGTTACAAGCAATTACAGGTTGTATGTTTGAGTGAGGAAGCCCATTTCCTGTATCTCGAGCAGTTGCAGTGACTGCAGTATCAGTAGCTGATGTTGGTCCTACTGTTGCTGGAAGAGAAGATGATGAAAATCTATAACTACCTGTATCACTATAATCTCTATATGATGTTATAGGATTGGTAGCATTTGCAGGATATGATAATGTCCCTCCTTGTGCTGCAGCTACAAAATGACTATGTGGAGGATTTATTACATCTATAATATGTGTATGCGTAGGCATTTGTGTAACACCAAGTGTTATACTGTTATTCCCATATATAGTATTTAATGTATACGCAGGATTAAATCCCCCTATTCCCATATTAGGAACAACAGCTGGATCCATTGGTCCTCCTGGAACATTTGTTGTAACTCCAACAAGAACTCTTCCTCGTATATCTGGTACTTGTGAATTACTACTAGATCCAACACATAAATAAATATCAATCCAATCACCTATGCCTGCACCAGTAGGATCAAACATTGATAAGTCTGTAGCAAAAAATGGAACAGCTACATAGGGAATCATTTTATTCTTAACTAAATTTGAACCAGGTGGGACGTAATTTGCGACAACTGCATCAACCTGTGTTTTAGTATAATAGTTTGTAGCAAGATCAAGAGCTAATGCCCCAAGGTTAACTTCTAGCTCACAAATTTTATCAATTGCAGCTTGAAGAATATTGTGTGTACCAGATGATGCTGTAACACCATCAAGACAGTCTACATCATAATCAGCATTTAATATTCCAAATTCTGTAACAAGATCATCTATTTGTTCTTGCAAAGAACATGCTGCTTTAATAATTGCTGTTAAAACTTCATTCAATGTAAATCCTGTACATTGTGTACATGGTGGAAGAAATTTTTTAACTACATTACAAATAATACTCTCATCAATTATAGGTCTAATTCCATTTCCTGTTAATACAGGAACAAGAAAAGTTGTAATTGCATTCTCTACAGCTAAAAGACTATCGCCATGACTAATGCCTAATGCAGGAACATCTTCTCCTGTATATCTAATACATTGATCTGAATTAGTTTCAGTACACCCATTAAAGCAATTTGTACAAGACATCTTATTTGAATTTTAAAAGTTTAATTTTACTAGCAATCATATTCACAGAATATTGACTAGCATAATCTGGATTATGGTATTTGTATGTGAGGATTCTTTTATAATTTAAAAGATCAAACATAACACTTCCTGCAAAAGATTGGTTAAGCATAAATACAACATTGTTGTATAAGCTATTAGCCATATCTGCAATTTTACAATCAATCTCTGCAATCAGAGAAGGAATGTTTGCACACTCTGGACAATTGGTTAGTCTAGGTGATAACATAATTATTATTTTTTAGGTTGGGGTTTAGGAGGAGCACTTTGGCATTTTCCACATAATCCATTCTTTAGTTGACATCCACAGCCCACACTAGTCCCACAGTTTCTACAAGCAGCCATATTAATAAAAGTTTATCGCATAATTATTTCCAGAACAACCACAATTGTTTCTGTTAAAGTTAGTTAACATTGTAGATGCCTGATTATATAGTTTGTTTGCTTCGACAATTGCACAGTTGTTTGCTGCTGCAATTGCTCCTTGTATGAAGAAATAGATTGAGCTTAATTCCACTTTTGATTGTGTTCTAATTGCTCTGTCGCACTCCATCATTTCAAGTTTCATGAATGCTTCATCAAATCTTTCTTGTAGTCTGTCAACACGAATAATTGTTTTCTCTACAAAGTTTTCGTATGCTGGAGCTACAGAATATTTTAAATGATATACCCCATCAGGAAGAGGTTGGTTTACACCTGATGCAGTAATGCCTAAACTTGATGATGTAAAGATATTAAAATTATTTACATCAAATGCAAGAATTGCAGTATCAAATCCAGGAATATTTATTTCAATTGTTGGAGATGTGACAACAGGAGGATCTGTAGGATATGTAGACGCATCTATCACCCCAAGAGTTAATGTGTTATACGTAGGAACTACAAGTATATCTAAATTTAATGTTGGCATGTTGTTATATAATAAATATGCCAGAGGACTTGAGAACATCCTCTCACCCTCTGGCATAGGTTATTTATTAAGTTACTTCTTAAGGAATCAACGTAGTTGTAGTACTAGTACTAGGCCACACAGTGGTTGTAGTAGAAGTAGTAGTAATACATACTGGATTGTTATCAAGAACAGTTCCAAGAGCAGCTTCTAAGATAGTTTGTACAGCAGTCGATTCAGTAGAACCAGCTTCAACTGCAACGATTACTGTAGAATCTTCCATGATGTAATCACCCCATTGGTACTCAGATTTGTTGTACTCGTTGAATTTAACGTAGAAAGTATCATAAGTTGTACCATCAGAAACCCAAGACTCAAAGTTACCATTGTAACCAGCCATTCTGTATAAGTGTTTCAAGTAACCTGCTTGGTAGCTGTAGAAGTTTTTCTCTAATTGAATAATTTCTGCAGATGTACCAGTTGCGTAGTTAGCACGTTGTACTACTTCAGCGTTAGCTACAATGTTACAATTATCAGCTACAATAAAGTCAGCTGTAGTTGCAGGACCACTGTATACAAAAGTTCTGAACCACATTCTGTCATATTCGTAAGGGAAAGCAGCAACATCACATGGTTGTCCATATTGAGTTAATGGTTTTCCTGTAATACGTAAGATTGCAGAAGCATCATTACCAATTCTTTGGAATTGATAGAAGTTGTTAAAGCTAATGTTATCAGGGTTGATACCAGGAGCTTGTTGTTCCAATTTCAAGATGAATTGGTCAATCAATGCAGGAACGTCAACAGTGTCACAAGGATCACCACCACAATCACAACATGGAGCTTGAACAGTCACTGAACGAGTGAATCCATTGAAATACAATGTATCCAAGTAAGAAGAGTGAGCACGTAACGTCAAAGTTACAACATCACCACATTTTACATTCCATCCATCAACGTCAGTAATTTGAGTGATAGGAGTAGGACATCCACTCACTTTGTACCATTCAGTTACATTAGAAGTACAATTTGCTGTTGCACATCCTTTGATTTTGTCAGAACGCTTAGTTCCCTGCAAGTAGGTGTTTGTTCTACCTTGAGCTACATAGAAATAAGGCGAAGCAGCAATGTTGGCTGCAGTAGCAACTGTATAGTCACTTCTAAAGAAACCAACTTTACCAGCTGATAGGTCTTGTGTAGAACCACTATTAGCGATAGTCTCGCCAACAGGAACTACAAAGAGCGTAGTTAAAGAAAAATCTGCCATTTTATTTATTTATTAAGTTAAAAATTTACTCGTTTGTTTGTATTCTATATTGTGCATTTTGAACTGCACTTTGATTCTCTGTATACATTGCTAGGTTCTCAACTGTCAAATCTAACAATTCATCTTCTAGGTACATTTCAAGTTCACAGTCTTGATCAAATGATGGTTGTCCATCAAACATGATAAATCCTGTTTTGTTTATGTACACTGGATATCTCATGTACATTATATTTATAGTATTAGGAGTGAACGTCCCATCTGTAAATACACTTAT